AGGATTGCAGTGTCGAGCCGGTCCATCGGATTGCTTTCTGCCGCTACAGCGGCTGTTCGGTCATGGGCGGCTGCGCCAGGTCGGCGCCCGGCAGGCCTGGTTCCACCATTGGCTCCATGTGCTCAGGCTCCACCTGGTCGGGCGGCAGCTGGTCCAGCGGCATGGTCATGTGCTGCTCGGGCATGGCCTGTTCGGCCGGCGCTTCCGAGGCCGCCGGCTCGAGCGGCGCCGGCTGGGTCAAGATGCTCATCAAGGTCTGCTGCACCAGCTCGACGATCTGCTCGGGCGACATGGCCGGCGCGATCACCTGCATGCGCTTCGTCTCGGCGTCGTACGCCTTCACCTGCAGCTCGCCATCCTTGTTGCCAGCGGCGGCCTCGAGTTTCTTCACCTCGTCGTGCGCGTTGTTCAGCGCGTCCCCCATGGCCTTGATCTGCTCCTGCAGCGCCTGCATCTTCTGCTGGACCTGCGGTGGCAGGTTCTGCCCATCCTCGTCCTTCAGGATCGGGCTTTCGCGGCCGATTTCCATCACGTCCCAGGTCTGCTCGAGCAGCTCGCGCGCATCGACCAGCGGTGCCGTTGCCGGATTGGACAGGGCAAAGTCGGCGAACGCGCGGATTTTGTTGGTCAGGATCTCCTTCTGCATGAAGCTGGCGGTGCCGGTGGCATGCCATTCCATGAACGAGGTCTTGCCGAACTGCTTGATCTGGGCCCATTTCTCGGCGATCGCGTTGCCGTGGATTTTCCGGACCGTCTCGACGTCGAGGTATTTCAGGTTCCAGGCAATGGTGCGCTCGACGATTTCCTCGATCCACATGTCGTCGACGTTCTGGATCACTTCCTTGATCGGCAGCGACGATGCCGACATGATCATGCTGATGCCGGTGGCCGTCTTGTTCAGGTGGCTGCTATCGTCGCCCTGGGTGTATTTCGTGATGCCGGTGTCGTCGTCGCTGAACTGCTCGCTCATCCCGATCATGTCGCGCCAGCCGTCGGTGATGTCCGGCTCGACGTGGTGGATGATGGCGGTCTTGCGCTCGTCCGGAGACAGGTTCGGCTTGAACTGGTACACCTTGCCCGGGTATTTCCGGAAATCCTCGGTGGCGGCGAACTTCGAACGGTCCACGCTGGCGGTGCCCAGCAGGGCCATGCCCTTGCCCTCCATCACCAGGCGGAACGCGGCGTTCACCACCTTCTGGTGCGGCGCATTGTTCTCGGCCACGCCCACGCCCCACATTTCGTGCTCGACCGCTTCATAGACGGCGCGCATGCCGGCGCTCTTGCCCCGGTAGGGCGACTCGTCGACCTTGACCACTACGCCGCCGGCCATGATCACGACCGCGTCGACCATCTCGCCCGAGCCGGCCGGCGCCGCCGGCGCAGCGTCTTCCGCCGGCGCAGCGCCGGGCATCAGCGATTTAGGGACCTTGCCGAAGAAGCGCGCCACCTTGATCCGGCTGTTCTTGTGCCAGTAGTCGACGTTGGCGCGCATCTGGCCCGCGTGTTCGCTGCCGCCGGTCGCCACGTTGTCGCCGGGCGCCTGCAGGGCCAGGTTGATGTTGGTGTAGCGCCTGTCGTTCTTCCAGGCCGCAACCGTATGCGGCGACTCCATCGTCGCCCAGAACACGCCCAGTCCCGAGCCGAGGTCGCGCGCTTCCGGATCCGGGAACACGTCGAGCGTGTTGGCCAGGTCGAAGTAGGGTACGTCGAACTCGTATTTGTCTTCCACCAGCTGGGTGACGCCCAGGCTGTTGTCGGCGCGCGTCTCGACCAGGGTCTCGGTGCGCACGAACGGCCCGAACATGAAGCCGGTGCCGTAGGTGGCCAGTGTGTTGACGCCGGTTTTGAGCAGCGCCTTCAGGCCCATGCGCTCGAACTGCTCGGTAAGGATGTCCTCGACGGCGTCGGCGAACGGTGCCAGCTCCTCGTTCGTCGGGCTGGTGTCGAACGGCAGCTTGCCCGAGCCGAACAGCGCATCGTTGATCTTTGCCCGGGCGGCGCGCACCTTGTTGCGGGTCGACCCGATGAACAGGCCGGCCGCCTTCTTCGCGCGCGCGGCGCCGGTACCCTTGGTGTCGTCCTCGCGCGGGATGCGCATGACGTCCTGGTAGCAGTCCAGCATCTTGAGCTCTTGCGGCTTGCGCGCCTGCTCCCAGCCGGTCAGGCGGGTGTGCAGCAGGTCGGCCAGGGCCATGTGGTCTTGGAGTGGGGCAGTCATCAGAAATAAAGTCCGTCTTCGTCAGGCATTGCCTGGGCCAGCTCGGCCATGTTCTCGGTGTCGCGCTTCGCGATCGCGTAGCGCCGCATCATGTAGGCGTAGCGGGTCGCACTCATCAAGTCGTCGCGGATCTTGACGATCTTGCCTTTCTCGTCGCGGTGGTACTGCAAGAATTCCTCGAACCAGTCGCGCAGGCCTTCGAAGACCTTGAACTTCCCGGCAAGCATCAGGTCGCGAATCTCCATCAGCCCGACCTCGACGCCGTTGCCGCCGTCCGGCCAGGTGGCGTGTTCGGCCAGCATGGTGAAGCCGGCGTCGCTGTAGTACGTCTTCAGCTCGATCGCGCTTCCCTTTTCGGTCTGCAGCCCGTCGTGCGGCCAGGCGGTGGGCACGCCCTGGGCCCAGACCTTGACTGCGCCCCAGGCCTCGATCGGCTTGGCCAGGCTCTTCTTCCAGGCCCGGGTGACGTAGATCACGTCGTTGTCGCGGTCCCACGCCAGCTGCACGTGCGCCTGCGGGTGGTCCCAGCCGAAGTCCATGCCGTCGATGAGCGCCCAGTGCCGCGGGATATCGAAGGCCTTGCAGGTGACAGCGTCTTCCGCCAGGTCGTAGATTCGTCCGTGGCCCAGCATTGGAACCCCTTTCGTTCGCATGTCCCGCTGGTAGGCGGGGTAACTGGCCAGCAGGCTTTCCTTCGCCTGCTGGCTGAGGTGGGGCGCATCGTCCCAGCCCTTCTGCATGTATTTCTGCGCCGGCGCCGGCGAATCCATGAACTGGATGACCAGGTCGGTGCGGCCATTCTCCGGCGTGAAGGTCAGGATGCCGCGGCCGCCGCGCCCCTTGTCGCCGGTCGCGGTTCGGGTCAGCACCTGCGGGAAGATCTTGTCGTCGCGCGGCTCCTCGTCGATGTGGAACCAGTCCACGCTGTCGCCCATCAGGGCGTGCTGGCCCTGCGAGTAGGACCAGAACTGGATCGCCGCGTCGCCGCCCTGGATGTCGCCGCCGCCGACCTGGCGGATGTAGACCGTGCGCAGGGCGTTCGGCGTGCCGGCCATCGACTCGTAGTCCTTGATGTGCTCGGGCGGCACCAGGCCGCCGGCGAACTTCGTGCCATCCTTCTTGCCGACGATCGGCTCCTGCAGCAGGTCGCGCGTCTTCTCGCCCGAGTAGCCCAGGCACCAGATCAGCGGCGGGTGCTCGAAGATGTGGCCCTGCCAGCCGGCCGGGTAGTCACCGAGCGCGTGCACCGCATCGAGGTAGGTGCCGGTGTAGGTCTTGCCGATCCGGTTCGCGGCGATCAGGCACACCTGGGTGTAGATCGCCGTGTTGGCGTTGAATTCCTGCTGCCACGGGTACAGGTTGGCGTGCAGCGTGCGGTAGCGGTAGACGAAGGCGCGCCGCTTTTTTTCCTCGAGCAGGAGGAGCAGCCGCTCCTTCTCAGCTCGAGTGGTTGCTGTCATGGGTTCACGGTGAATGCTATTGGGTCGGAAATCAGGCGTTTCGTGCTGTCGGTGTAGATCACGCGCGCGACGTAGTCGCCGGGCTGGTTCAGGTCGCCATCCTTGAAGGTGTACGTGCAGTACTTCTTCGCGGCAAATGTGCCCATGTCCTGGGTGACCAGATCGACCAGGCCGACGACGGCCGGGCCGGCGAGCTTGCTGCCGTCCGGGCGCGCGATGTCCATCTGTACCGATGTCGCCGCCGACAGGTCGTAATTGACGTTCACGTCGTAGGCGATGCCGTATTCGCCGACGTTGGGGTTCTTCATAGCAGGTCCGCTGTTTGTTGGATTCGGTCGGGCCCGAGATCGGCGACGCCGCGCACGGCGCTCAGCCGCATGATCGTGGCGTCGTACATGTGCGGCGTCACGTTGTTGGCCTGGGTGATCGTCGGCGCATAGCCGCGCAGCTGCAGGGTCGACGGCACTGCGGCGCCGGCCGGGATGGTCTGGCTTGCCCCGCGCGTCACCGTTGGTGCATGCCCGGTGATGGTGAGGGCCGCCGGCGCCAGGTCTGTGTTGCGCGCCGCGGTCTGGCTCACGGCCGGCGCGTAGCCGGTCAAGGTCAGGCTCGCGGGCGCGGGCGGAATGGTCTTGGTCAGGCCCTGGGTGATGCTGGGCGCGTATCCGGCAATGGTCAGGCCTGCGGCACCAGGTGCGGTGTCGGTCGTGACGCCGCGCGCCACGCTCGGGGCGAACCCGGTGATCGTGAGTGGACCGGCGCTGGGGGCAATGGCTGTGTTTGCCGCCGCCGGAACCTCTTCCTCTTCGTGCGGCGCCATGAACAGCTGCCAGGGGTTCGCCGAGAACTGCTTGATCTCGTTGGCGGTCGGCTCGGTCGGCGTGAGCACGCGGCCGGCCATGATAGTGTCGCTAGAAGACGTCCAGAATTGGGCCTCGACAAAGGCACCGCAAATCATCGTCTCTGCCGGGTAGCTGACTGGCGCCTGCGCCACGAAGCGCACCATGCGCCCGTTACGCCAGAACTCCATGCCCGTCTGTCGGCGCACCACCACCAGCAGCGTGAGTTGACCAGGCGTCAGCGCCTCACCAGCACTTGTCACCGTCGGCCAGTTGTAGACCGCACCCCAGAATGAATAGTCCGAATCCGATCTGTCGCCCACCGTGCCGGCGATACCGATCTGGTTCGCGTTCGACCCGGTCAGGAAACCCGGCGAGGTGTTGCTTCCGGATGCAAACGCGTCCGCAGCAGGGTAGCCGTACCAGAATTCGACGAAGCTGGCGGTACCAATCGCCGGCAGTGTCTCGGTCTGGATGTAGAAGTTCTTGCGGAACGACCATGCTCGACCGGCCGGGAAGCCCTGCTTGAGAAAGCCGACGCCGGAAGTCGCAAGCGGCTTGGCCGTGGCCAGGTTGAGGTTCTCGGACGCCAGCAGGATGGCCTGCGCGCCGGCCGCGAGCTTGTGCCGGCGATTGAGGCGGGGAGCACCTTGCGGCTGGTAGCGCATGCCTCGCATATCAGGCCTTTGCGAAGAGCAGGTGGCGGAACGTTACGCTGTTGGTGGTGTTGCCATAGTTGAGCGCCCGGACGAACGATGCCGTTGCTGGCAGGTCGATCAGGCCGGTGTTTTCGCTGTTAGCCACGGTGTCGCCGCCACCGGTCCACAAGTCGGTGGCGTTCGTGCCGTTCGCATCGTCGGCCACCTGCAGCGTGAATTGGCCCTGCACGCCAGGCGCGTTCACGCTGTTCTTGACGCTCCAGGCCAGCTGGCCGCCGTTGAGACCGCGTACATCGATCCAAGTGCCGGCGCCGTTCGCTGCCGGTACTGCCTTGGTGCCGCCGGGCGCGATGGCCAGCGCGGCGAAGATGGTGACGGTGGAGCGGGTTGGTGCGGTCATTTCTCAGTCCCATCAGGGTTGTACATCGCCGCCTCGACGTCGGTGCGGGTGACCATCTGCGGCAGCATGGCCAGATTCTTCAGCTGCGCAGCGTGGGATGCGGTCAGCACCGGCACCAGGCCTGTGGTCAGGGTGTCGAACACCGCCTGGATCGTCGGGTCGCCGACGTTCAGGCCTTTGTCCTGCACCAGGGTGAGCATCACGTACTTGACGGTGCTGTTCGTGCTGGTGGCGCCGTTCAGCCGGCTGATGATGTCCGCGCCATCCGCGCATTCCGACAGGATGTTCTGCGCGTTGACGTAGCGGGTCGACAGCACCTTCGGCGGCGCAGCGTTCAGGCCGGCGGCGAGGGCGTCCAGGTTGCGGTTGAGCCGGGCCGGGATCAGGGCCGTCAGCCCGAGGATGCGATCGCGGATGCTAGGCATGATCAGCTCGCGGTCAGCAGCCCCGAAGCGTTCGGGGTCACGGTCAGCGTGTTCGGCGCGGTGGTGGCCGGCACGTCGGCCGGCGCGGAATCGCCCAGGAAGTGGCCGACAATCGGGTTCACCTTGCCGTTCAGCGTACCGGCGTAGTAGATGACGCCACGGCGCCAGGCCGCGATGCCGCTGCCGGTGGCCGTCCACTGGGCTGCGCCGCTGGTGAACTTCACGGTGCCGCCCGTCTGGGTCAGCGACACGCCGGTGAGGGCGACGCCGCCGGCCGTGTAGCCGCCACCGGCGGTGATCTCGTTGCCCGAGGCATCCGCCCAGACCTCGTTGCCGGTGTCGCCGTTGTCCGGCGCCCAGCCGGATCCGACCAGGGCCACTTTGAACTTCGACGCATCGGCGCCGAGCAGGTTGGTAGCGTTGAACAGGTTGAGGCGTGCCCTGTTCGGCACGACGATTGCGCCAGGAGCGGCCATGGTTCACCTTCGAATAAAAAGGCCCGCACGCGGCGGGCAAGTCCCTGGGTTTCGGCCAGGGATGGAGACACTGGAATTGGTGGCCGTGCTGTTCCGGCCTGTCAGAAGCGTCGCGACCGCAGGTGATGACCAGTCGACACAAAGCGGGTTATGCCGCTGCGCTTCGGTATTGCTCGTTACGGATGCGCAGCTGCTGCTGCCTTCGCGATCGCGGCATCCAGTTCTTCATCGGTCATTTGCGCGACCTGGTGCTGGATCGGGCCGCCATTCTTGCCGGTCAGCTCTTGCGTCATCTTCTCGCCGTAGCGCGATGGTTCCCACTTGGCGAGCAGCTTCAGGCGCGTCTCGATGCGCAGCTTCGAGCGGCTGATCCACTCAGTGTTCGGGCGGTCGCCGTGTTCGGTGGAAAGCGTGTCGTGGGTCGTCTCGTCGGCGATGTCCAGGCATTCCTGGGCGATGGCGTCATGGCCGGCCTCGCGCGCATGGGCGATGCGTGCGGCAAAGTCCGGGTCCGCTGCCTTCCAATCGTAGACAGTGCGCCAGGCCGGCATCTTGGGATCGCGGCAGATCTGGCGCAGCGGCTCACCGTCGGCGATGCGCGCGCAGATCTGGTCGGCGACCTTCTTCGTGTATTTGCTGGGCCGCCCGAGCGGCTTCGCCACGGCCTTCTTCGCTGCGGGCTTGCGCGGCGGCTTGGCTGGTTTCTTTTCGCTCATGGTGGTTGGAATGCAAAAGCCCCGCATCATTGCTGAGTGCGGGGCTCTGGTCCGGAGTCGCCGCGGGCTGCCATCAGGCACCCGCGCACGTCAATTTCTGGACGGAATTAAGTTGTAGATGGGAATTTACCGCTGAGATTTCCTACTGTCAAGTGACATATGGAAATTT